CCGTTCCTTGCGGAGTTTGTACAGCATTATCGTATTTGATCGATAATGTGATTGATACCGGGTCCGACGTGTTGTAAGCCAATGAGTTGTAGTTCACTGATTGTATGTAAGATCCGTATAGTTCCCAGGTCTCTAATATGCCCGGAGTGGACGCACCATTGCCTCCATCCAACATCTCGATTCGTGTTGTGAATTTGTAATCAATACCAGATGCCGCACTTGCCTGTTCAAAGAAGTCAAACTGTTTCTGAACCTGTTCACCAACCAATTTAGAAACTGAGTTGTTGACGTCATCTCTAAGGTTAAGTGTGATCGCTTCCCAGGTGTGTTTGCCTGGTAGGTATACTTTTGAGTTGTACACATCCAGTGTGACATCATCAAAAGATAAGTTTGGTCTGGTCACGTCCATTACCTGTTTGGTAAGTTCTGATCTAGGTGTTGACACACCAAAGTTCTCAAGAACTACTCTAAACCTGTACTGAAGTTTTGGCATCAACAAACCCTGTGATGCTGAACTCTGGTCGTTTGCTAATGGTACTGTAAATTTTGAAAGTGTTGAAATTGCCATATTGCTCCTTTATTTACCGAGGATTAGTTACCTAGGTTTGCTATCTCCCCTGTGTTTTTGATTCTTAAAGGTATGTAAATAAATTCAACCGATTTAACTGGTTCAATTGCAATATCCACATACAATTCATTTCTATCAATTCTAGTTGCTGTGTTGTTAGTCTCGTCACAAACTACTAAGAAATCGTATAGTGCTCTTTGTCCAAGTAATTCTAATAAGAAAGACTCGATCGATCCTTTAATTTCATTTCTAGTCAATTCATCATTTGGTTCAAAAATGAAAGGTTTGGCAAGTTTATCAAGTTGTGATCTTAGATAAACTGTTAATCTAGAAACGTTAATTCTATCTAAAGCAGACGAACTAGATGTTTTAGTTAAGTTACCAAAGTTTACTATTCCTGTTCCTGAAAAGAATGTAATTGGATTAATTTTTGCAGTAAACATTGAATCTCTAACAGATTCTGTCAACGAGATTGTTTCAAATTCTCCCGATGCTGAGTTAATGTATCCTACTGCTGTTGCATTGTCGATGATACCACGTCTTGTACCTGCTGGTGCAAACCATGGAAACGCAACATTATCATTATTTGCCAATGTTCTCAAAATCATATGAGATGGTGGTACAACGATTGATGATCCATTGTTAGATGTAGTTCTTCCTGAAGGATAAAATACTCCTAAATAATCCGAACTTGATACAAGACCATCTTCACCGTTATCTGATGCTACTGCTGTGTTGTTAGCCCAATTTGAAATAGCAGTTGATGTTCCTGCTAATCTCATCGGAGTATCACCTACGATAAATGCTGTATTATTTCTGTCAGTATTTAGATTAATCATTTCTGAAATAACTTCAGGATATCCCGGACAAGCAATAACATTGAATCCTCTTTGATCTTCTCTGATTGCTTGGTTAGTGTTAATCTCTGATTTTATTTGTTCAGTAATTACTTTTCTAACTGCTTTTCTTCCAAATGTTCCAGAACCGTTGGCACTGTTAGTCGATTTAGTAACCCATCTGTCTTTGAAATAACCAGAAACTGATTCGTTGCTGTTATATCTGATGTTACCTTTACCTGAAGATCCTGATCCAGGATATTTTGCAGTTGTAATATGATTGTTTTTGTATTCTTTAACATTGTATCCAGATCTTCTTGTGTTAAACAATAAGATACCTTGAGGATATAATGATGGATTTGGTGCATCTGGATCTAAGAAGTTATCACTTAAAAGATCTTTGATCGAACTATCAGATGGTGCACCACCTGTTGATGATGAGTCTGATTTAGTTGCCGCTGTGTTTGATCTGGCATCAGCAAACACTATACCATCACCAGTAGTTTGATCTGAGTTATCAATTAATACAAAAGCATTTCCGTCTGCTGTTGATTGATATCTATAAATTCTTGGATAGTTTTCTAAGTCGCTAGTATCAATCCACATATCACCAATTTTTAATGCTGTCGCATCTGATTGTGTAGTTGGTTCTGATGCTGAGAAGATCGGACCATTTGGATCTGTTTGTTGTGCCGCATCTGCATTGTAATATGGAGACGTGCTGTCCAAGTAGCCAACCCATGTTGTTCCGTTGTGAACCATGATATCTGCTTCTAAGTTTGTGTTGTACCATAATGTACCATCTGCTGGCTCGTTTGTCGGAGCCGATGTTGATGCAACATATGATAAACGTTTCCAATTTGAAGCAACTACCATTGCTGGTTGTGTTGAATCTTCAGTGTAACCTGCCGGAGCATCGTATAAATTATCAACTAGTGTTGATGAATTTGCTGTGTATGTTCCATATGCGTGTCCATTAGCAACACCAAAACCTGCATCATCTAGAGCAGTTCCTGTTATTTGCCACATTCTAAATTCGCCGCCAAGTGCGTGTGTCATTTTGATTGCACCAGTTGAAAGTTTTTCTGCTGAAATGTTAGTTAATCCAGCACCATTTACCGCCGAAACAAAATCGTCTGCACTAGTTCCACCTAGACTGACCACAGTTGAACCGTCCCAGCCTGCTAGAGAACCCGATGCTTTTCTTGATTCTTGTATTGCAAAAGTGTTTCCGCTAGTGAATGATGGTGTTGTATTATTAGAAGTAATTGTTGTTGCTCCACCTTCGTATCTAAAAATTTGGAAGTCTTGTAATTTTGGAGTTACATCAAATGCACCCAATGTTGATTGTTCGCCTACATTGTATTGTGTGTAAAGTGTTCCTGCTGAAATGCCAGTTCCGCCATTTATAGGATCAAGTCCATAAATCGCCGCGTGGTTATTTGCATAAAGAGGAGCATCAACTACTGACCAAGAATCTGATGCACTGTTGTAAAGTTTTACACTTACGTCAGCACCAGAGTTTGGAGTGGTAGTCTTAAACCAAACAGAACCAGTTGGAATGTTACCTGCTGTTTTCCATTGTGGAATAGATGTGTGTGGAGACTGTACAAATGATGCATTCGCACCAATGGCTGTGCTCCAAGCACTAGATCCAATTTGCACCCAAGCATTGCCGGATGTTTTATAATAAGTTTTGTTAGTTACATGAGTTGTATTAATTGCATAAGAACCGATTGTACCAATTGATGTTTTTGGTGCACCTGTTGAAACTCCGCCAACTAAATCATCAACTGATGTTATGTAGATTGGAGAGATTGCTGTAAAAGTTGAGTTTGTTTTATTCCACTCAAATAAACCAGGGACATTTGATGTTAGGTCGAACCAATATGTTCCGTTGTTTGGTTTAGATGTTGGTGCTGTTGCAGAACCGATAAGTTCTGATAAATTTACGTTTGCTCTTAATACAAATGCTCTGTTGGCCACTCCTAAAAATGAATAAGCGGCTTGTAATCCGTATTCATTTATTTCGTAACCGTTTAATGCATTTCCTGATGAATCACTATAAAATTTTGGATCACCAAATGTTTCTGTTAATTCTCTTTGTGACGATACTAGGTAAACTGTGTTTGCGTTGGCAGTTTGTGTTCCAACCGCAGTACTAGTTCCTGCTCCATTTAATTTGTCTTGTGCTGTCGCTACTATTAATAGTGGAGTTGTACCCGCATCTGCTGGTACGTAAAAACTTTCATTTATAACTGAAACTTCTACTCCTGGTGATGTTAATGCCATATTTTGTTCTCCTTGCAAGTGTAACTGAATGTATTTATTGGTTTTTAGTTAAAAACGTTTAAAACTACACGAAATAAAGGTACCTATATAGGGAACGTAAATATACAATATGAAACGTCCACTTTGTAAAACCTGTAATATCAAACCCAGATCATACGGCTACAGAAAAGGTACTAAAATATATTGGAGATCTGAGTGTGATAGTTGTATACGTAAAAAAAAGAATTTAAAAACTGATAAATTTACCAAGTGGCAATTAGCAGGATACACTAAAAAAAGAAGGTGTGAGTTATGTGGATTTAAGGCATCAGTTAAAGAGCAACTTGATGTGTATCATGTGGACGGAAACCTAAATAATGTATCTGAGTACAATTTAAAGACTATATGTGCCAATTGTCAGCGTTTAAAGAGTACCCAAGAATTGGGATGGTCTATCGGTGATCTCGAAGTAGATCATTAGTGGCATCTACTATTTCTTTAATAGTGAATCTTCCCTGCCTTCGATTAATGCTATTAATTAAATTATCCACATTATCATTTAATTCTTCTAGGGTTCCGGAATTATCAATAACATGATCAAAAGATTCGTCAATCCAGTCCCACTCGGATCGATGTATACCGTTAGACTTCATTTCTTCCTTGGTAGGTAGTTTTCCCCTTTTTACTAAAATTATTTTTCCGCCGTTTTTTTTGATTGTTCTTATTTCATTAATGAATCTAGTATCAGAAATAACAGTGGCATTTCCTTTGTATCTGGCCATACAACTATCGACCCATATAGTATCTAACATATGTCCTCTACATACTTCAGTACCAAAATATTGTAAAATTTCTCTAGGTGTTGTTTCTTTATTAAATTTCTCACTCCAAAAGTGATCGGGTTTCTCCCTCCATGCTCGAGATTCTTTTGTATCTCCTTCGAGCATTTTTCTATCCCACCCGAATATGTTAGAAACAGCATCTTTTAATGATTTTGCAAAAGAATCTCTCACAAAATCGTGATGAGTGACCATCCTATTTGCCACTGTATCTTTACCAGAACCTATTAGGCCAACTAAACCAATTAACATAAAAACTATATTAACAGTTTTTTATTCTTTTTTCAAGTTCTTTTTTTATTTCTGTCACTGCTGATAACATATGACGAGTGATTTTCCAGTTTGGTCCTGCTTTTAACAAGATTTCAAATCCAATAGTAAGTTGTTTGAGTTGTCTGAACGACAATGATGATAGTTTTGAAAAGTTTTTATTTTTTGCCATAATTATGTGCCTTTCTTTGCCTGATATTTGAATGTATTTAACTGTTGATACAAAGAAATTATCTGATAATATTAGCCTATGACAAAACTATAAGGTGAGCCACCTTCTTGATAATTGTTTATTTCTTGATCTAATTTTTCCATTTCAGCAACACCTTCTTGTTTAAGTGCGTCACCGTTTAAAGTTGTTCCGCCTTGTGGACCTGCGATAGTATTAAATTTACCTCTTGCTTCTCCGAGCATGGTCTTGCATATTGCCAATGTATAATCTCTAATCCATGGTTTAGAATAGATATCTTTGAATAGTGTAATATCTGGTCTATAATTATCTGTGTGCAGAGCAACAGTTTCGTCGTTGTTTCTAGGTCTTTGAGTAATTGTTAATGTTTTTGTTGCCACATCATAATGATGTTGAATAAATGAGCCAAACATTTTTCCTACTAACTCTTGATAACTCGCAAAGGCATAGTAAGTCGCAAGTCCCCCGGCCGCTCCTGCCTTTAGAAGATATGTGTTTGTGTATGCAAGGTTGAATGGTTCGAACAATGTACCGCCTTGACCGCCCTCGGTTCTAGATCCAACCGAACGTCTCATGATCTGTCTCACATTAATAATTTCGTCTGGTAATACATATTTGTTTTGATCTTTTTTTAGTGTCAAAAAAGCATAAGATTCTTCCACAGCATTTGACGATCGTTGTCTATACCTGTTTATGGCTCTTTCGAGTGCTATTTCATAGTGTTTTGGGTCTAATTCCACCTCAATCATGCCATCACCTAATAAGGTTTTGACATAATCAAATATTTCTTGTTGACCGTTTTGTAGTTCTGACATATACGTATTTACCGTAGAGTCAATAAACAATAAATATGTATGATATGCCGAGACTATCTATATACAAGCCAGAAAAAGGCAACGATTACAAGTTTTTTGACCGAAATATACGTGAAATGTTTACGGTTGGAGGTACCGACATATATCTACACAAATATCTAGGTACAAAAAATCCCACAGAAAACGATGCGACTGCAGATGTAAAACAGTACGATGTTTTGAGTGAAACCAATATTGAAGACTTACTATTTTTAGAAAACAGAAATAGAAAATATTCAGAAGACGTTTATATAGTGAGAGGCATTTACAATGTACAAGACGTTGATTTTAACTTATCACAATTTGGAATGTTCCTACAAAACGACACTGTTTTTATGACTGTGCATCTCAACGATATTGTGGAACGAATTGGAAGAAAACCAATGGCAGGTGATGTTATAGAATTACCTCATATGAAGGACGATTTCCCACTTCAAAATAACTCATATGCAGATCAAATAGCGATCGCACTTAAAAGATTTTACGTTATTGAAGATGTTAATAGAGCCGCTGAAGGATTTTCGCAAACTTGGTGGCCTCATCTATTGAGATTAAAATTGAAAACCATTGTTGATTCGCAAGAATACAAAGAAATACTTGACAAGAAAGTTGAAGGTACTGATAACAAACTCTCAAAATACATGAGTACATATCAGAAAGAATTAGAAATCAATGAAGCGGTGGTCGCCCAGGCTGAGGCAGATGCTCCGAAGGCCGGCTTTAACTACAAACAATATTATGTTGCACCGATAGACGAACGAGGTAATATAAGAACAGATAGC